AAGAAGAACTCGCTAATCTTTTTAATGAGAGATACAGGTGTGTTCTCCGAACTAAACACCAACCATCTTATATCATTCCTTATTGCTTGTAAGAGCATTAGATATAGGATGACTGAAGTCTTCCCTACATTAGCGTGTCCCAGAACTACATTAAAGTTTCCTCGTTTAAATCGGAGGTATTGGTCAAGATTCCATTGACCGAACTTGATGCCTTCTTCAACCTTGCCCATTCGGACATCATCAAGTTTACCGAACACATCGGCATAAGATATTTTTGACATAGTGTTTCAAGAGTTAAAAAGGGAGCGCAATGCGCCCCCTTCAAATATAGGTATCTTTTTAGAAAGGTAAACCTTCAGCATCCACAGGTTGTGGTTGTGCTTTTGGTTGGGCTTTACGCTCTAAATTAGCTTTTGCTTGTTCAAGCGATTGTCCTTCCTGCCTTCCTGCAAAGTGTTGCTCTTGAGATGTTTGAAGCTCCGCTTTCTTCATCACCCAATCAGCAAAGGTCTGTGCATTCGCAATAACTTGTTGAGGTGTACCACCTAACTCTGCTGCTGCTTTTAATGCCGTTTGTCTAACAATAATCTCATCCTTTGATGAATTCCCTACACTCTTACCAGAAGATGTAGGCGTTACATTTGCGTACTGAGGGTTTACAGGCTTAACCGTAAAGTAGGTTTTGCCTTGATACTCTCTACCAATGTATTCGTAAGTAGCCTCTTGACCTACTACAAACTTTGTTTGATGCTCGGACTTGGAATTGTACTTCCCATTGTCTCCGTTCTCAAATGTTACATAGAACCCATATAGAGTTCCGTACTGCCCTTCGTAGGGCTGACCTGCGGACTTGATGTCCTTAACGACTGATGTTTTAGTCATATCTATTTAATTTAGTTAATAGTTCAAAGTTAATAAAAATGTTTATAGTGTATCTATCCAAATAGGAGTTTTTTCTCCTACATAAGCATTAAAGGTGTTGTACTCAAGATATTCAATCGCATCATCTGGAGTCATATCTTTTGACAATACTTCAATACATTTATCAATAGAATAAACCACTTGCCAAGACATTGCATTAAAACCAACAATAGCCTCATCTAATCCATCTGCAAATAAGATATCATCAATATCTGCATATTTATCAATTATACTATCTCGCAACTGCATCTCTTAATCTAATTTCAACTTCACAATAATTCTTTTCAACCGTAGTGTCATAAACGATAGTGAGCCTGTTATAATGTTGAGGAGAGTCATCAGCAATCCATCCGTTAGCAACGAGAGTATCAGCAACAAATTTTGACACAAGTACATTATTGTCCACATCGGTACGAGCATTGTACCTAATATAGATAGACATACCCTTTGCAATATGGTGGTCATAACGAGCCAATTCTTTTTCAATGATTTTTTTATACTCATCTTTCTTCTTTTTTCTAAATGTCCAATGCTTACCTGCGTATAGCGTATTAAGACTTACTGTCTTCGGTAGAGTCAAGTGTAGACTCAGCTCTTTCAATATCATAACCTATGTATTCAAGTTCCTTTTCTATATGGTCTATGGCTTTGAGCAAATCATTAACCATAGGATTGTTAGGTTTCTTACCTGCTCGTAAGAGGTAGGCGATAGCCACACCAATGTTATACGAATCTCTTGCAAAGTCCATACACACATCAAAGGCTTGAATTCCTTTATACTTTCCTTGATAGTAAGGAGGTGTCAATTTCTTGTTGATGGTACTTGGCGAGTCTTGACTCACTTCTTGCTCCCCAGACCTTTCGGTCATCGTAGAATCCAAAGTGTAAGTAAAAGTGGTCTTGCTTGGTGATTTCGTTGATTTCATATGTTTCTGGATACTCGGATACACTATATCTCGGTTTGTGTTTCATTAAGGGCTTTCTTGTAAGCGTTAAACATTGCTAAGACACTATCAGCATCTATCTCCCTACGAGAGAAGTCTCTAATGATGAAGTTCTTTAGGTGATTGAGTTCTTTCTCAAGAGCTTCAACTCTTGCTTCACACAGGTCTAAGTATTGGTCTTTAAATGATGACATAGGATTAATTGTTATTAGATTCGTAAGTACGCACTATGGTTTCTAATGCTTTTGGTTTAAGATTGTCGCATAACCACTCTATAAGTTCTTGAGGGTTTTTGGAATCGTTTAATAACCATTGAGCATACCACTCAAATATCTCCTGTAGTTGTTCTGGTGTTTTATCCACTTTGTAAATGTTTTGATTTGATACGAATGTACACAAAATTATTTACATACAACAAAGAGATAAAAAAAAAGAGGCGAGTGCCTCTATATATAATATATATCTATATCTATATCTTTTTATATCTCTATATATTATAATAGACCTATAGGTCTATATCTATATATCTATATATTAAATAACTACTATATCTAATATCTCTATATATAATATATATATATAAAAAAAGAAAGGTGGGTTACCCCACCAACTTAAAACACTTTCTTTTATTAACCACTTGTGAACACAAGCAGTCTTAAGAGCATAGGCTATTTAGAATGATTCTAAATTACTTAACCTTACCTCTCTTATCTAAAGAGCGTACTGCAAAGTAACCTCCTACAACCGTTACACTTAACATATTCCATAGTTGTATCCAAGCAGGGTCTACCTCTACCCAACCAAGACCATCAAAGAAGGTCATAATAACCAGAAAGGCTACCACTACAATTAGTGTTAATGGTCGTACATTTTTAGAGAGCCAACTATCACTACCCATATCAGCTTTCCAACGAGAACTTATCTCGGCTTCAATAGAGGCTCTTACAGCCTCTTTCTCTTCGGGAGTGGATACATACCTATCCACAACATTAGAAACGGCTTCTATCGTGTCCTGTGCGCCTTTTCCGAGCAGTTTTGTTATTAGTGGGTTCATTACAATCTTTTTTACAAGTACATTCCTTTGGCTGAGTAGTACAATACTTAACTCCCACAGGCTTCGCAGTCTTCAGGGTTGTCAATGTTACAAGTAGGTTGTTGGGTGTCTGTAAGGTCTTGGATAAAGCTATCTAAGCTATCGTTGTCGTGGGTGATGTTCATTTAGTTTTCTTTATTCATTAGATACCATCTCTGGGCAGTATATCCGATTGAGGCAATTAACAAAACAATCTTTAAGGTCGCTTCTAAATTACTGAACGATATCGCCATCGTAGAGACATTCATCAAATATACTTTTAAATCTGTACTATTCATCTTACTTACAATTATAATTCCGTTTGAACATCAAATGATGGACAAGCCTTACTGCTAAATTCATTGTGACCGTGAATGCTGATACCCTCGTAAGTATCCGTAAGAGATAGTAAGAGCTTTTGCATAGCTATCTTTTGTGCAGCAGTTCTGGTGTCTTTAGGCTTCATATCCTCATCAACACCCCCTACATAACAAACACCAATACTATTAGCGTTATGCCCCTTGCAATGCGCTCCTGCTCTCTCTACAGGTCTACCCTCTTGGATAGTACCGTTAATCAAAATCACATAATGATAACCGATATCACTCCACCCTCGTTTGATATGCCATTGGCGTATAGTATCTAAGGATATGTCTCTACCTTCTGGAGTTGCAGAGCAATGAATAATAACCTTGTTGATGTGTCTCATTAGTCTATGGTATCGGGAAACCAATCCTTACTAAGTGATTCCACTAAAGTTAGTTCTACATCATAGTTTTGATGCTTTAAGATTGCGAAATCCGTTGCGTTAGGGTGTTCAATAATCTTTGCCCAAGTGGTGGTAGTTCCGCTATAACCTTCTCCGCTATTCACCGCTTCGTTATACGCTACCAATTCGCTTCTATTTGTGCTTGTGTAGTACATTAGTAGATAGAATAGTGGTCGTTGATATTCGTTTGCATTCCGCTTCGGTTAGAGCTTTGGTCGTTAGGGTAGAAAATCAATTCTTGAATCGTACCTGTTAAATCAAAGTTGTTGTTCGTTCCTTTACCAATAGACAACCCTTGATTACCATCAAGACCAGGTTGGTTACCGCTTACCGCTTGATTGTTGTTTTGATAAAAGTTGGTTTCATCGCTTACCACAACATTAAAACCCAAATATTGAGTGTTGTTACTTGCGGCAATGTCTTTGGCTGACCAAGAAGAGCCGTTATAATAACCTGCACGAGCTTCATTGCTTCTATAACCCAAGGCGAAGAAATGAGTAACACTATTTCTATCCCCAACCGAATAGATAAGATTTGTAGTACCAACACTAACATCATCTACCGAGTGTACACTTAAAGCCGTATGCGTTCCATCCGTTAAACTTGTAATGAGGTCTTGGTCGGACAATTCATAACCATTGTTGTTGCCATTAAAATCAATACAAGGTTTCCCATTTTGAGTAATGGTAGTCCCCGAAGAAACTATTTTAGGTTGTTCGGATGCTACTGAAGTAGTAGCGTTGTGAGCGTTACCGCTTTGGTCGTACCAAGTGACTACAAAACAATCCGAACCTAAAGAAAAGCTTTCAAGTGTTGAAGTGTCAAGGTCATTATTTCTAAAGCCTATGTCTTGCTCCGTATTGTCATCACTTCGCCTAACCCTAATAGCACTACCACTATAATCAGTCCTCAATAAACGCAAAGAATAAGCTACTGATGCACCGCTATAAGTATCTAATAGACCTGTAAACGATGGTTGAACTTGAGTAGTAGATGCACTATTTGCAGTATCACTTCCTACCTCATTGGTAGATGTTTGTACTACTCTTAAGAATTTACCTTCATCTGCTGATACGGCAGTATATGTAGTGTTTGTAGCACCAGAAACATTTGCCCATCCTGTACTTCCATCATCGCTTCTTTGCCATTGGAAAGTATCTGTAGGTGTTGGTGTGCCTGTAACACTTGCAGCAGTTGCAGTTAATGTTTCACCTACCTTTGGTGTTCCACTTATTGTAGGCACTCCACTTATCACAGGAACACTTCCTGCAATGTTTGCTATATCATTAGAATCTTGGTTAGCACTTCCTAAACTATTTGTAGCCGTAACCACACAATCAATATCAGTAGCATAATCATCAGCAACTAATGTGTAAGTGCTTGAGGTTGCCCCACTAATATCACTTGCATCTCTTCTCCATTGATAGGTGAATGTAATCGTAGCAACTCCTTGCCAACTTCCGTTAGTAGTAGACAATGTTTCACCTACTTGTCCTGTTCCACTTGCAACAGGTGCAACCAAATTATAAGGAGAACCAAGTATAGGGCTAATAGCATTTGAAGAAATACTTGTAGAACCTACATCATCAGTAGCAGTAACCACACAATTGATGCTTGTATTATCATCAGCCTCTACTAATACATAGGTTGAAGATGTAGCACCACTTATGTTAACATTATCTCTTCGCCATTGATATGCAAAGGTTATTGTTCCTGTTCCTGTCCAAGTACCTGTAGTGCTTGATAGTGTTTCTCCTCTCTCAGCAGTTCCAGAAATAACAGGTGGTGATAAGTTTATTGGTAAATTTGAGTCTTCATCGGTAAAGTAAACACTACCAACACCTTGCGCTCTTACTGAGCCATCACAACACTTTATAGAGTAGGTTGAAGTCTCCCAACATAAACAACCTCTTCTTCCACCTTTAGGAGAGGTGCGAGAGGGTATGTAGTTCTTATCGTACATTTTTATGAAACTAAATCTTCATATACAATACCCCAACCGATAGTGTTATCAGTCACTCCATTTCCCCAATATGTAGAACTATATATGCTTCCGAAGTTCATTTCTTTCTATTTTTTTTACAAGCCTTTTGAGCTTCTTTAGGTTA